CAGCAGCACTGAGCACCAGACAATAGCTGTTGTCCACCAGCTCCGTCTTTAACCCAATGCTGGTGGCGTCAATGACCGCCTGAATGTCAATGGCGTTGCCGCTCAAGATCGCACCGATGAGTTTGGCACCTGTGATGGTGCCGGTGGCAGTGATGTCCTGAGCAAAGAGGCTCTTTGTGTCAATGCGCCCGCCATAAATCTTTGTCACGCCGTTGACGTCTTCGATGATGAGCTGCTTGACTTTGGCGAGGTCAACCACCAGCTGACTGACCTTGCCGCCAAGACTGCCCTGCATTGCGGCGCTGGCGTCCGTGGTGCTCTCACCGGTCGCCCGCAGGGTGGTCTTGCAGCCGCCGTCGATGGTCATGTTCAGGGACATGACCGCCAGCGTATGCGCCACGCCCGTCTTGTCCGTGATGGTCACTAGGTCACCCGGATCCACCAGCAGCCCGTGGAAGATGTCGCAGCTGCCGACGGTATAAGCCAGCCCGCCGATGGACGCCCACACGGCGTCCAGGATGACCTGGGTCATGTACGGGTTCTGGATGGAGATTCCCACGCCTGTGCCACCTGCGGTGTATGCGTTGGTAGTGACGGACGTGTTGCCGTCGGCGTCCGTGGTGGTCGTCTCCACCTCCGCCCGGATACAGGCCAGGGTGGATGTGCCGTCGATGGACAGGCCAGCGTTGTAATAGTCGCTGGGACTGTAGCTCTGGCCGCTGGACGCAAACCAGCGCAAGGCCAGCTTGCCGTCTCGGTCGATGAGCGCGTTACAGCCCACCAGCGCCGCCAGGTAGCCCACCATATCCCGGCAGGTCTTCCCGGTCAGGTCGCCCACTACGCTGGTCGTAGACGCCGCCGAAGGCAGCGTTGCCAAGGTCAGGCCGCACTGGGCGGCCACGTCGGACAGCACTGCCGCCACAGTAACGCCAGAGGACACGGTAGGCGTGTAGGTGCCGCCCAGGGCGTAGTAGGCAGCGTCGTAGGCGGTGACCGTCGTGGTGTCATCGACCTGCTTGCAGGTGGCGACCACAAAGGTGCCCAGCGGGACATACTGGACTGTTCCGCTCACGTCCGCCCCAATGGAGACCGTGATGGTCTTATCCATCAAATTGTGCGCCCCGGACAGCGTCAGCGTGACCATGGCCGCCGTTACGCCGCCGATGGTCACCGTATCCGCCCCACCAAAAGAGCCGGAATAGACGCACTTTTTGACCTGCTCCGCCCCGATTGTCGTGGAACCATACACCACCTTGGTGTACAGCTTCTGCGTCGCCAGGGCAGCGGCTAAGGTCGTTGTTGTGTTGTACATATCTGCCACCTCACTTTTCGATCGCGTCTACCGACACGTCTTTGATGTACTGGTAGCCATTCGCCCAGGAGTAGACCGTATAGGTGGGCGTGCCGAAATACATGGTCTTGGTCACTGTCGCGCCGGTGGCGTCGGTAAATTTGACTGGCACAAAGGGGTGGCCACTATCGGAGACAGCCGCCTCGATAGTGGCCACCTGCGCCGGTGTCAACAACGCCCAGCGGATGGACATCTTCGTCTTGATGGCGATGATGGTTCCCGTCATGCCGCCGTCCGCCGTCCGTCCGGTGTCTTCTGACCAGATTTTCTCCCGGGTGATGGTCACACCCTCTGCCGCCGGAGGCGGCATCTGCCTGCTGTTGATATACAGCTCACTTACCGTGATATTTGCCATGCTGCCGCCTCCTCACATATAAGCCGCCAGCGGGTTGACGCCGGTGGCTTTGGCCTGGCCGTTGATGTAGTCGATGGTGCTCCGCGCGATGGTACGACCGTCCAGGTTGGTGTTGACCGTGACGCTCCCCCCGCTGCTCTGCCGCACTGCGGCCACATCGGAGCGGATCGCCCGCAGGAGGGCGACCAGCTCAGCCATGTCGGAGCCGCTAATTGCGTTGTCGTTGCTATACGTAGACGGAGCGATGGGTTGTGGCAGGCCATACAGGTGCCGTGCCAGGAGCTTGGCTACCTGGCCAGTCCATTCGGTGTTCCGTTCCAGGGGGATGATGGCTTCTTTGCCAGCTTCGCCTACTACGGTGTTCCCAAAGAGCGTTGCCCCATCTACGACGCCGCCGCGGGCGGCGAATCTAAGGCTAGGCCACTGGGATTTGCCAAACAGCACTTTTGCTACCGCAGCTCTCCAGCCGCTGACGTTATTCCATGTCAGTTTCAGCCCAATTCGTTTCGTGAACGAGCCGATGAACCCAGAAAGCGTCCGCCATCCCTGTTTGACCAAACTGACCTTAGCACTGACCCCTGTCCGGAAATTGCTAACCCAGGAGGAAACAGAACTCCATCCGTTTTTTGCCAGGCTGATCAACTTGCTTACGCCGCCGCCGGTGCGGTCGTTGACCCAATCTTTTACAGAACTCCAACCGTCTTTGAGCAATCCGATTCCTTTGCTGACGCCGCCGCCAAAATGCTCTTTAACCCATCCGCTGACAGAGCTCCATCCGTCCTGTCCAAGGCCGATCACTTTACTAACGCCGCCGCCCAGTCGTTCGCCGACCCAGCTGCTGACATACTCCCATTTGTCTCGACCAAGGCCGACCGCTTTGGCAACAGGGCTGCCGATGTGCTCTTGCACCCAGTCACCAACGGAACCCCAACCGTCTTGTGCCAGTTTGACGCCAACGGTTTGGGTGTTTTTACCGCTCTGATTGATAGTCGATACCGTCTTGATCTTGGCGCTCGTACCTTTCGCTACGGCGGAGGCAGACACGCCAACACGTTTCAACCAGCTCCAACCATCGGTAGACGCCTTTGCGCCCTTTTCGGTAGCTTTCTGGGTGTTTTGAGCAACTCTGCCGCTAGAGTAACCAAGACTAGTTTCTTGCTTCCACTTCACACCGCCTTTGTCGTTTCCGAACGTAAAGAAATCCTTTATGCCTTTCCATATGTCGCCGATATTTACTTTACTGTTGTACCAGTGCTCGTTCCCTTTTCTTGTGCCATTCGAGTTAAAATCTTTGTCTGGGTCGTACCCGGCTTCTTTGAGGATTGTTTTCACTTTGGCGTGCAACAGCCCAGCCACGCCCTGCATCACCATAACTGACCCAACAGCTAACGTGATAGGTAACGCTATACCAGAAATTCCAGCCATTGATGTAGTTGCGCCTAATCCGATCGCACCACAAATTGCGTTTGCGATTTTCACGCCTTTCGCAACGGTAAAAAGCAACGCTATATCAATCGCCAGAGATTTGCTAATTCCTGCGCTCTCCAAAAAATCGCTGAATGCTCGCGCAACTTCGCTTATGCTGATTTTGGATATAGCTGTTACGAGCATCTCGCCCAGGCCAGCAATCAGCTTGCCCGCAGTTCGTCCCGCCTTTTTCCAATCAACCTTCTTAAAAAATTTGTTGACATTGTTGGCAACAAAGGTGCCGATCTGGCTCCATTTGACAGTGCTTGCAAAGCCATACAGCCCGCGGATGCCCGCATTGAGCAGGTCAGCCAGGAACGACCCAAAGTTGATGTCAGACTCGTTGATGCGCTTGATAGCTCGATTGATACCGGTCGCAATCCCCTTGCCCAGGCTCTCAAACCTGGCGTTGCGGATAAACGTACCGGCAATGTCGATAGCCGCCAGGAGGCCGTCGGAGATGGTATCCCCCAGGAGCCCCCAGTCGTAACCTTCTACCAGGCCGTTAAATACGTCCGCAAAACGTCCAGCCCACAGCACGCCCTTGGGGCGCAGGACGTTGTTGAACCAGTCGTCCACCGCCTTTGTGGCGCTGTTAAGCGTCTCGCTGATGCGGGTGCCGATGCCGTAAAAGTTGCCCTTGTCCAGTAGGTCGTCGATGTCGTGGATGAGGCTTTCCAACCATTTGGGGAGCTTCCCGGCGATGCCTTCCGCACCGTCCGCCTTGTCCTGCTTTGCCTTGCCGCCGGAGCCGCCAGAACCACCAGAGCCGCCAGCGTCGGACTGCTTCTCTAGTTTCTCAATTTCATCAAACCCCGCAACGAGTTTGTTGTACTCCTTCTGGGCTTTGGCAGCGTCCTTGGTTTTGTCGGCTACGTCCTTTGTGGCGTCCGCTGCCGCTCCTGCGCCGGTGCTGACGGTCGTCCACCCCTCGCCGAAGATGTTGGTGATGAGGGAGGCCACAGCGTCAACAATGCCAATCAGGTACGGCATGACCTTGCTAAGCAAGTTGACACAAAGATTGATAGCAGGCGCAAGAGCGTTGGTCAGCCCGTTGCGGAGCCGGTTGATAGACGCCGCTGCAGCGTCATTGGTGTCCATATACCTGGTGACGGCAGTGCTCAACTTGCCAAACAGGGAGCGGGTGAGCCGCAAGCCAAGATGGACCAGAGAGATACGCCGGATAGACCGGAGCAAGCTCTCAATCCTCCCTGTGCTGCTCCTGGACGTGTTCCCGATTCCTGCGATTTTGTTTTTGACAGAGGATAATCCTTTTCCAAGGCGGTCGCCGGCGGAACTGAGTGCATTGTACAGGGCAGATGTCCTGGATAAGCTCTTTGCATTTTGGTTGAGCGTTTGGCTGTTCTGGCGGACTTTATCCGCCATTTCTCCGGCTTTCTTTCCGGATTGACTGAGCTTTTCACTTAGTTTGTCCGCTTTCTCCGCCGATGCCTCCATCTGTTTTCGGAGCCTTGCAAGCCCGCTTTCGTTTGCAAGGTTCAGGTTGCTTTCGCCGATCTTGTCGATGGCAGTGGCCAGTTTCACGACGGCCTGCCCGGCTTCTTCCGCTTCTCTGGTCAGTTTTTGGAGCCGTGCGCCAACATCTGCGACGTTGACCATTTCATCTCCATCAAAGACCGACGTGTAATTCGTTCCCTTCGTTGCCGCAAGCTGCTGTTTCAGGTTGGAAATTCGGTTATATAGCTGGTCAACCTTTTCCGATGCCGCGTCCATCTGCTTTTGGATAGGCGTTCCCAAATCAACCCCGGACGCCTTCGCGTCCATGATGGCCTGATACGTTTTCCCCATCTCGGCCATTTTTTGAGATACTTTCTCCATCTCTTTGGCCGTCCGCTCTCCAGCTCGAGTTATATCCTCAAACCGTTGCTGGTTCTTTTGGAGCGCGTCTGTCGCAGCGTTCAGCGCCCGCCCCAGCTTCTGGGTGCTCTTGGACGGGGAGTCCATCGCCGCCTGCGCCTTGCGTTTGATGCCCTCCAGCTTGCTGTCCATGCCCGCAATGGAGCTGGACAGTGCCTGCATTTTCTGACGGTAATCCTGGATGTCGGCGGTAAATTTCGCCCGAATCTCTTTGATTGTTACGCTGCCGTCAGCCATGGTCACCACCTCCTGCGTGCCGCCACATCAGGCGCTTGTACTTTTCCACCTTATTCTGTGTAATTTCGGCGTCTGTCCAAAACGGGAACACGTCCCAGATTTCCGGGCCCCTCTTGCCGGACAGGTATGCCGCAATCATCTGCACTTCACCCACGGCGACGCTTGACAGCATCTGCCCATCCCGTCGCCGCCGCTCATGGGTTGCCCTGACCTGTGACAAAATCTCGCCAATCGTCCAGTCCCAGACCTCTACGGCTGGTATCCCGGCAATCACGCCCTCCTGCACGATTTCACTCAATGTCAGGTCTCTGCCACTTCCGTGGTCTTCTCCTCCGTAGGGCCCAGGCTGGCGTAAGTCTCTTCCACTGCCTTTGCGATCACGTCCATGGTCTTGCCTGCGTTCTTCTCGTTCATGATACCGGAGGCCACAGCGATACCCAGCGAAATTTCGAAGAACCCATCTTCACCGGCAACACCATCGTCTACCAGCAGGTCGTAGATCATTTCGCCGTCAATAGTCGGGTTCTCATTGCCTTTGTAATTTGCGGATGCGCCCAGGATAGCGGTCATCTTCTCGGCGTCCGCAGCACTTTCCAAAATCAACTGAAGCCCCGTCGCATCAAACTGCCTCTCCAATGCTTTCTGTGCGCCTGCGGTCAGGCGGAACTGATACTTGTCGTTGCCGATCATTCTTTCGTAAGTTCTCATAACTTTCCTCCAAAATTAGACGGGAGAGGCCGAAAAGCCCCTCCCTTTGTTGTTTTTACGCATCTCCGGGTTATCAGCCCCCACCGGTACCAGCGGCCGGATTGGTCACCGTCCAATCGCTCTGGAGGCCAACGGTCAGTTTTGCCATAATCAGCTCATCGACCTTGACGCCAGAGGTGTAAGTGGTGATGTAACCGGTGGTGGCAAACTTGGTGCCGTCGGGGAAAGTGACCGCCACGGGGACGACATTTCCGGCAGTCTGCAATGCCTTGATCTTCCGGTAGTCGGAGTCGGCGGAGCTGTTATCAAAGAAGTAGGTAATCTCAAAGGACTTGGTGTCCTGAACGCCAGGGACGTTCTTTTTCATGGAGTCTTTGAGGCAGGTGGCGTCCAGGTCGGAAGGCGCGCCGCCGATGTCGCCAATCTCCTGCACATAATTCATCTCGACCGAGTTGATCTCCACCTTGATGCCAATGGAGGCAATGCCCTGTCTGGTAGCGTTATCCGCCATAATCAATCATCCTTTCTTAATCAATTAGGCGCATAAATCGTTTGTCGACCTTGCGCCCAAATCGGAGTGCTTTGCGGAAATATCCGCCGTTTTTATCGTATCTGTCCAACTGCTGGGAGGCGGTGCGGCGGAAGCCGATACCCAGCAGCGCATCATTGACCAGCGGCGCCAGCTCACGCACGGCGTCCGCCTCTGCTGCCCAGACGTCAATCTGATAGGCCAGGTCGTCCACGCAGCGCCAGCCGGTGGACGCATTGGTGATCTCCGTCACCGTGATGAGGTTGCCGGTGATGGACGTCCTCGGCCACTGCTCGGAGACGGTATAGGGCAGCGTGGTATCCAGGGACGCCAGCGCCTGCCTGATCTGCGGGATGGCGTCAACCATGCCGGGGTAGTCACTCATCGCGCAGCACCTCCAATACCGTGTCGCCGAAGTCCTTGGCGATCTCGTCGCCGTATGCCTGGATGGCATTGTAAAACATTGCCTTGGGCGGCTGGCCTCTTGTATAAGTAAAAAGGCTATAGTCCTTAGGCTCTCCGCCGTGTCTGGCCGCCTTGATACGCTGTCCGGCCTCGCCGGAGTACCACCACCAGCCCTCGGCCACATGTGAGACTTGAACATCTCCAGGATACCCAGTCTCCTCTGCAACGGGGCCGGTGCCAAACTCCAAAAACACAGCGACCGGATAGTCAGATTTTACGCCGCCGGTTATCGTGTCCTTGTCACGCTCGACAAAGCTCTGGATGCTCTCTCTAGTCCTGCCGCCGTTTTCGACACCGACCGGCGTCATCGCTCTGGTCATGCCCGCCAGCATATCCGCGTGCTTTTCGGCCTTTTTCGCCAGCTCCTGCATGAGCATGTCGGCGGAGCGCTCAACAGCCGCCCAAAATTTGCCCAGGTCTCCCATATCACACCGCCTCCAATGTCACATACCGGTGGTTTGGCCAACTCTGCACCGCCTTGACCTCCCATGTGCCGCCGTCAAAAATGCAGCGGTCGAATGGGGCGATCTCCACGGCGCTGTCGTACAGCACAAAAGCTGCCGTCCGTGCCGGTCGCTCGCCGGACGCATCCACCTGGATGCCGTCGCTGGTGATCTGCCAGCAGACGCCGGACGCTTTCCCGGCTTCCCCTGTATAGTCAGGGGAGGTCATGTCATACTTGCGCACCGGGTCACCTCGGCTGTCCGTGGTCTGGATGGAGCGATACAGTGCCCACGCCCTGCGCCATGCGCATGGTGTCTGTCTCATCTCATCCGCACCTCCCGGTATCTGGCCAGGCCAGCCAAAATGTCCTGCTCTGCCGTGGTATAGTCGCCGGTGGTCAGGTAGGTCTCACTCTGGCTGATCTTGTCCTCGGTGTAAGAGCTGGATTTCACGCCGCCGGAGGTGACCCCAGCGGTGTCACGCCGGTAATACAGCGCGGCCAGCTCCACCAGCTTTGCAATAAGCACATCTCGCATTTCGTCCCAGCGGAGGTAGAGGAGGAGTGCTCCCTCCGCCTCCTCCAGGGCGTCCTCCAGGCGGGCGACGTCATCGCCGCTCTGTTCTGTCAGTTCCAGCTTCCGGGCGAGCTTTGTATATGCCTTTTCGTGCTGCGCTTCCGTCACACGGGGTCACCTCCTCTGGTCATTTTGTCTTCTTGCCCGTTTCCTTGGTGGCTGCCTTCGGCTTTACTTCGTGGATTTGATACCCGCACCGCTCCCAGACCTCCACCTGCTCTTCGGTCAAATTGTATTCGTTCCCGTCTTTGTCGGTCGCAATATACATCATGCTGCCACCTTAACCCATGGCACGGACGGCCAACTCGGGATACATGGTCTTGTAACCGTACAGGACGTCCATGGACAGCGTCTCCTTCTTGTACTGCATGTTGTACCCTTTAACCACACGCAGGCTCACGCCGTTATAAGAGGTCACATAGGACTCCACGCCAGAGGGGTTGACCAGCGGACGGGTCACAAAGGCGAACGCGGAGGGGTGGAAGCCCAGGTTTGCGGTGTGGCTGCCTGCCAGGGTCACATCGGCATTGTCCTTGATGGCGGGCAGGGCGGGATAGACCTTGACACCAGTGATGGCATTGGACGCTGCGGTCGCGCTGTCCTCGGTGACCACATAGTTTTTGCCGTCGATGGTCAGCACATCGCCCTTGACCAGCTTGCCGACCAGTGCGGTGCCGTCGATGGCCAGGGTGGTAGCACCCGCAGTCACTGCGCCGTTGACCTTGACGGCGGAGGCGCTGGTGATGCCGGTGGTGTGCTGATGGATCCCCTGGCTCATGTAGTTGTCCAGACCCATCACTCTGCCCAGGGCGCCTTCCCGCAGCGCCTGGGTGCTGCCGCTCTTTTCGGCGTTGACAATGGCAGGGATGGTCACCAGGCTGGCGTCTGCCGCAGTATCCCAGACTGCATAGCGGGGAGAGACAGGTGCTTTGTTGGCGTTGAGCACACGCCGGACGTCTGCCAGGTCCTTCAGGGCGCTGGGGGCGGTGCCAGCGGTGCCGCAGATGTAGGGGATGTCCTTGTACAGTGCCAGGCCGTCGGAGTTGATCTTCTGCGCCAGCGCCACGGCGGCAGGCTCCAGCACCTGACGCTGGAGGTCGTTGATGTTGGTGGCACCCTGGATGGCGGTGATCTCTACGTCAACGGTGGCGATCTTGTCCAGGGTCACGGGGACGGAGGTCTCCACAATGTCTTGGGCGGTGGTGCCCACACTCTGGTCAAACTCCTTTGCCTCCAGCAGGACGGGCTTGCGCACCTGGATGGTGTCGCCCAGGTTGCGGGAGAAATCATTGGAAAAGTCCTTGTAGACCAGGTTGGGGAATACCAGGTTTTCGATCAGCCGGGGCAGCGCTGCTCTGGCGATCTCCTGGATGGTAATAAAGCTATTTGCCATAGCGTATCATCTCCTTATTTTTTGTCGTAGGTGGCGGCGTAGTATTCTGCGTCGCTCATCTTGCTGTAATCCGGTGCCGGATTGGCGTCTCTGGGCGGTGCGTTGGAACGCATTCTGCCGTTCACGGCGTCGCTCAGGGAGGATTTCCACAGGGATTCAAACGTGTCGATGTTGTCTTTGCTGGTCTCGGCGTCGCTTCCGGTCAGATAAACTGCGAAATCAGCGCTCAGGCCGCGTTTCTGCAACTCGGCGCCCACGGACACCTGCAAGCGTTCCCGCGCAAAAGCGGCACGCTCCTGCTCCAAGGTGGCCTTATCCTTGCTCAGCTGATACTGTGCCCGTTCGGTGGCGGTCATCTTCTCCAGCCGCTTGGCCTCGTCCATGTTCTCCGCCTGCTCCCTGTCCCAAGTCTGCCTTGCCTTGGTCAGCGCCTGGGTCACCTTGCGGTCAAACTCGCTCTGGTAATCCCGATTGCTGGCAAGTAGCTGGTCAAAGGTCAGGGGTTCTTCCGGCGCTCTGCCCCCCTCCGGGTTCGGGTTGCCGCCCCCGGCGTTTGCGTTGTCGCCGCTGTCGCCGCCTTCCGGCGGAGTGGTGCCGCTGCTGGCGCCCTCCGGAGCGTAGCAGGCAAATGCCAACGGTCTATGTTTGTATCTCATGGTCATGTCCTCCATTTATCGTTGCCCCAGCACATTTCTGGACGCGCCAGCCCCATGCCGTTGCGTTTTGGGTATGAAAAAAGCACGTCTTGCAACGTACTCAAATCAACAATCTCTAATTGTTTACGCGGTCAGCTTCTTCATGTTGTTCTGCTGGATGAACGCTTTGACCTCGTTATATTCCCAGCCGCAGTCCACCAGGCCGCTGACAAGGCGTTCCATGGACTGCACTGCCGCAAGCTCTTCCGCCGTAAAGCAGTCTCGCAAGTCGGTTTTATGGTCAACGCCATACCGCTCCCGCAGCTGCTTGGCGCTCATCCCGAACAGCACTTTATAAATGCAGTTGGTATAGTTGATGTAAGCGTGTCCGTGCATCCGCTCATTCTCTGTGGACTGCTGCAGCGCCTTGGTCAACGCCTGCCGGACGGCGATCCCCTTCTGACGTTCGATGACCTTTCCCTGCAATGCCGCTTCCATGGCGTTGAACTGCTTGATATACGCCTCTTTGAACCGCATGGCCATCTCGCCAGTGTATCCCATGACCAGCAGGGTAAACCCGTCCCTGGTCATCGCATAGGCTTTCTGTCTTCTGCCTGTTGTATCCGTATACTCAATGAGTCCAAAATTGGACTCATTAAATTCTGCGCTGCATCCCAATTCGCGGATGTCTCGCATGACGTGTTTGTGCTCCTTCCCAAACGTCGCCGCCACGTCCAAACTGGTGACGGCTGCCCGTTCCACTTTACCCATCTTTCTGATCTCTACCAACATATCATTCCCATCCTTTCGTGGTGATTTTGGGCGCAAAAAAGCACGGTGCGTTCGCAACGCGCTTGAATCAACAAAATATCGAATTGATTTTAAGAGATCAGCTCAAAATTGAGCCGATCAAAACAGGCCCGTCAAATTTGACGGCATTACACGATTGAGCAATTCACATAGACTCAATATAAATTTCTTTCCACAAGTCCTTCAGTGCCACGCCGTCGATCATATGCTTTGTGACCAAAGCCGTGCCGTCCTCATAGTAGTCACCATCTCCGTCTGGGCAAACGGCGATGAAGGGCGTTCCGTCCGTCGAGATATTATACCAAACTCCACGCAAGAGAAACACAATATCCAATCCCATATCAATCGCCTCAACCAACTCGTTAAGACTCACCAGTTTCGTATCATCCACTCTTCTCGCCTCCATTCAAAATATCTGCATTTGCAATCTTTTCAGCAGTTGTAAGCTCCTCATCGTGTTTTGTTGAGCGTTTTACGTTTCCATCAACTAGCTTTGCCCAACTATGCCGATGTGGGACAATAGGGTGTTTTTTAGGGTTCCCGTGATCTGTCATGTCGATATCCAGTCGTGGTTTCCCAGTCTGTCCATAATATCGCCTGCTGTTCAGTTTCCCATCTTTATAATTATCAAAGACCGTATTGACCGTGCCTTCATACGGCACCTTATGTTCAGAGCCTTGGATGATCCCGTTTGCCTGCGCGTCCTTCTGCCACTTGACTTCCCGGAACAGCGCTTTCAGTTCCCGCCACTTTTCAGGTTCATTATACTTCATCCGCTGGAAGGAAACAAGGGATTTCGGCGCATAGTCACCCAACAGGTCACGATATTGCTCCAGCTGCTTTCTGTCCGCCGCCCGGTTCTTCCACCCTTTTTCGGCGGCTTCCGCCTCCGGCACGCCCTGGACAAACTTCTTATACCACTCCGCATAGCTCATATTCCCCGGCACGGTGATGCTCTTACCGGTCACCGGGTCTCGTGCGGCACGTTTGATCTTGGCGATCACCTGCTCACTCATGTCCGGCATGGTGGTACAACGGCAGTTCGGATGCATGGGCGGGAAATTCACCCCCGGCGTGGCGTCCTTGACCGGGAAGCGCCGCATATCCAGCGCACCGCATTCCTCATCCGTCTGGGAGTCTAGCGTAGCGAGATAGCGGTAATACTCCAGGTCGTAGGACTTGTATCCCAGCAGCGCGCCTTGTGCCGATATATGACAAAACTCCGTGCGGATGAGCCGCATAGAGTTGGCTTTTGCGCCAGAGGTCGCGTCCGTGCCGGTGATTTGTAAGAGCATATCCGACATCTCGCGGAAGCTCATCCCTGCCAGGGTGCCGGTCAGGATGGTCTGCTGCACCGCATCTGCAAACGCCTGGTTGTTGTTCCAAATGCGCCCGGAAAAGTTGCCGCCCCGCCATTTTTGCCCCAGAATGGCGCGAACTTGCTTGTCCTCCAGTGTCTTGATACGCCTGCCATACCCTGTGCCCTGCTGGATGTCAAACACCTGCCGGGTGTACGCCTCCTGGAGAGCGTCGGCCAGCCCTTTGCCGACCAACTCCCGTTCCAGCAAGCCCAACTGCCTGCAATCCGCCCGCACGATGTCCCGCAGGGCTTCCAGGCGGCTGATCCGGTTGGCATAGGCCGGAGCCTCCAGCATGGCACGCAGCTCATCCCGCAGCGCCTTATCCGTGGTGCTGTGGTACAGCACCAACAGCTCCTGCCGATATTTCTGGGTTTCCCGCACCGACAGGAGTTGGCGGGCTTTCTCTGCGTTCAGGCTGTCGTTATTCCGGACAAATCGGGCAAAAATCCTTTCAATCCGCCCTTGCACGGTGGTCAGCACCCTGTCATAGGCATCTAACACCGCCCGCGCCGTCCGCTGGGCTTTCTGCTCACTCAAGAGCCCCAGCTTCACAGAGCGCTTGCGCCAATACTTGCGGTCACTCATCCTGTTTCAGCACTTTCTTGGTGTCTTCCTCCGCTTCTGTCTCATCCGCCTGGGACGGGACGCCATAGATGGCCGCGTTTGCCTGCTTCTGCCGCCTGATGTTTTCAGCCGCTTCCGCCGGATCGCGCACAAACCACAGCTGACTGAGCAGGGTCTGGTCATCCACAATGCCCTGCAGGCTGGTGACCATCTGGACGATCTCGCTCTCGTTGATGGGCATGGACAGGGTAAACACAACATCAATATCGTTGACACCGACCGGCGCCATATCGCCGCGGGTGACCAGCCAGTGATTATAGAGAGAGAATCGCTCCTTCAACCCTTTTTCCATTCGGCGCATTTTATTCTTGGCCAGCAAGTTCATGGTCAGGAGTTTCAGCTTCAACGCCTGCCCGGAGCTGTTCCCGGCGAATTGTTCGTCGCTCATGTCCACCGTCATGGTCATCTTGTGCATTTCCCGCACCAGCGCATCGGCCAGCACCTGCACACTCTGTTCGTCAAAGGTCTTCTGAATGTACTCCGCCCTGGCGTCCAGAGGCGCGCCATCCAGAAACTTCTCCCGTGCCAGCTTCTCGTCGTCGCCGTCCCGGAGCGTCATCCCGAAGAACACCAGCAGCGCATCCACGAACTTCTTTTTGTCGGTCAGCCGGTTGCTCATCAGCTCGTCATAAGCGTCAATCAGACTGATGATCTGCTCAAAGTCGCCCTGCCGCTCCCGGTTGTTGGTGTATGCGATCAGCGGGACAGCGCCGAAATAGTGCTCCCGCCGGTCTGCCACCGGGGTGAATGCCGCCGTGGACAGATCATCGCACCGCAGCTCCTGCACGCCGGTATCCGTATAGATGGACACCGCGTAATACGTCTGCCCGGCCACCGTCTGGCGCTTGTCCCAGACCACACCGAACAGTTTTTTGTGCTCTACGCTGGTGTCGCAGACCAATACGCCGTTGCGTGGGTCAATGTACGCCGATCGGGGCATGGGCACCTCATCGTCAGACGCATAACATAGCTCCATACAGTCGCCCATGACGCCCATATATTTGCCAATGTCCGCATCAATGGCCGCGATCTGCTGGACATCGTAGGCGTCTTGCAGCGCCGAAATATCCACCTGCTCATTGTCCGCGGACAGCACACCCGCTGCCTCATCCGTTCCGGCTGCCGCTACACTCTTGTCCTTTTGGGGATTGGTGTCGTACTTGACCGGCTCGCCCAGGTAGTAACCCAAGATAATGTCGGTGATGTACTTGGCGTAGTTGATGGTCACAACGCTCTCGCCCTCATCTGGCGGCTTTTTGGTGTTGTCATGTCGCCCCAGATAATACCGATGGAGCTTGTCATAGCGTCCATTTGCCTGCTCGGACGCCGAAATCAGGTGTTGGAGCACCTGTCCTGGGATGTGCTCCAGGTCAGGCACCTCCGCCCTGTCTAGGTAGATAATCACACGCTCACCTCACAATCTTGCTGGGCGCTTGCCGACTCTCACGACCTGCCGCCCCAGTATGGTGGTCACAAAATATCGCACCGCATCCATGCAGTGGTCATTGACTTTGACTGGCTTATCTTCCCCGTGCTCCGCTGCCTTCTCGTCCCAAACATACGCCTGAAATTCCTCCGCCGTATGGACGCAGGAGGCGGAAAACAACAGTGTCCCGGCCTGTAACCGGGTAGATACGTTGCGGATGCCGTCCAACACCTCATTGTCCGCCTGCTGCACCGGGTAGCCTGCTTGGCGCAGCTCCGCAATAAACGAAGCCGCCGAAGGGTCAATCACCACAGCACGAGGACGGTCATCCCCCAGCCAGGCGCCCAGGTCAGCGCAAAACTCTTTGTCCGTTTTCTGCCGTTTTTTCTCCCTGCCGGAATAGTAATACTCTCGACAGCATATCCACCGCTCTGTGCCCCGCTCCCGCTGCCATAGCAGGAACACTGTGGCATTTTGCGTGCCATAATCGCAGCTCACATAGCAGTCACCAGCCAACTCCGGCAGTGTGCCGGTCATGTGCTTGGCCGGGTCGAAGCAGTCATAGATGCGGCCTTCCGCTGCCACCCACAGTCCACGGATGTAACGGTCATAAAACACGCCGGTATACATCGTCTCGTACCGTGCCCGCACCGCCGGGTCTAAGGCCAGGTTGTCCGCCATGGTGAAATGCAGGTGCAGCACGTTGTGTGCCTCTGCTTTCAAAATCCATTCTCGGTAAAACCAATGGGAAGCCCCTTCCGGATTGCAGTTGAACCAGTACCGTGACCCGCTGATACTGCAACGAGCCAACGCCTGCTCCACGAAGGAGCGTGGCATCAACGCTACCTCATCGAAAAGCACGCCCGCCAGCGTCATGCCCTGGATCAGGGTGTAACTGCTCTCGTCTCGACCACCAAACAGATAGAAGGTGTTGACGTGGCCGAAGCCCCACACCGTCATGGTGTTGTCGCTGCGCCGCTCCTGCACCCGCATGATCCCGTCTATCAGGCCGGGGATGAGGGATACCACGTTCCGCCGCAGCGCCTCGATGGTCTTACCGCATAGGGCGAACTTGCAACCGTCAAAGGTGGACATCGCCCAGAGCAAGAAGCCCACAGACATGGCAACGGTTTTGCCAGACCGAACAGAGCCGTCACAGATGAGACCGTCGTACTGATTCAGTTCCGCTTGTTTCCACCACAGCAGCGTCAGCAGCTGTTTCCGGCTGAATCGCTTGTAAACCATTGATTGACTCCTCTATCTGGGCGAACAGATTGTTGTTGGTCTCGCTAACCTCCACCTTCTCCGTGTATTCGCCCTCCATCTTGTTGTCCGTGTCGATTGCCTTGATTCGGTCTCTCGGCTCTAGTTCCTCATCCTCCGCAATGGTACAGAGGATTTCCCGCTTGCGCTGGCGGGTCAACACCGCACCCTGGGCGGCTTGGGTTTGCAGCTCCGTGTACCTTGCCAGAACCTTGTCGTTGCTGAACAGGACGGATGCCTTGGAGTCAACCGTGGAATCCTTCCATTTTCGGGATGCTGGGAACGCCTCGCGGTAAGCCTTGCGCTGGCTCTTGTTTTCGATCAGCGCCCGGACGAACGCTTCCCATCTTGCATTTTCGAGTGCCGACACAAAACTCACCTCCTCGGCCACGAAAATAGGGACCGCCGCGCGAACGGAAGTCCCCTAAAAGCTTTGCTTTTGTTCATTTTTCGTTCCCCGTTTGACGGCGGGGGATCGCCGCTTTTGAAGTCTCCATAGGAGGCTTCCCCAGCGCAGTCCGCAAACATACGCCTCAATTGCCTGGGACCACCAGTTGGGATTGCACCAACGACCTGACGCCAGATGGAAGATAAAATGCGTCCGCTCTCCTGCTGAGCTATGGTGGTGTGTTTGCCCGTCTTTCCGGGCTGTCGTTTGTATCTTGGGCATCTTCGGATGGCCGTCCACGGACTGCCTCACGTCCGTTTTGTGCCGTGCCAGGCGCTACCTGGGTTGCCAGCTTGCGCATCACCAGCAATCTACACGGCTACGGGAGCTACCCGCCAAGGGCTGAGCCGGGGCACGATCCCGGCATCTCCAGTTGCACACTGGCGACGTATCCGTTAGTCCATCAGCCATATCATTTCGGCGGCGTCACCAAAATGATGGCGGACAAGCCGCCCGCCATCATCCGGTAAAGGGAGGGATAAGAAAAGAGTCACCAACTGCTTGTCCGCCTTCCAGGCGCGGAGAGCTGGCTGTTCTCCGCGCCCGCCTGAAAGGAGGAACCCCCACAGCGGTCATCCGTCACCCGCTATGGGATGATACTATTTTCTCACACTTTTTTGGCTGTTTAACGTAATCTTTTGCTCCTGGGAATTTTTTCGCGCGGAATTAAGTGTCTGTGATAAGCCACCAACCGGATAAACTCGCCATGGAAATCCTCTGCCCTGGACTTAGAGTACCCCACCTCGTAGGCCGCTCCCTCAATGGTCTTCCAGTAGCGTTTCCAGTAGATCAGCTCGATGAGCCGGAGCCGGTCGCGTCCGTTTGTCATCTGCTCCGTCTCTTTCACCGCTGCCGTAATGGCAAGGTAGATTTTGTAGTCGCCATCGTACAACCGCTCTAATGCCGCCGTCTCTGTCGTTCTTCCTGGGGTGCTATCGTGACACACCCCCTCGGCGTATCGCGCCGTCACGGCCACATTCGGAGCCTCATACTGCCGTTTGAGCCTTGGGTAGGCTCGCAGGGCATTCTGGATGCTGCCCCACCACCAGTAACGTGGCTTACTCATCTTGCAACCTCCCAGTCAGGATGTAAATGACATCAACGCCATCCTCGCACAAGGTCTGGAGCACTTGCGCACACGGGTTCGCCCCGCATCCCCACGCATGCACCATCTTGCGATCTATGTTCGTTGCTCGCTCAAATTTGATTGGCGTTCCATACCGCGCCCTCACGCACTCTGCTGCTCGGTAGCCGATCCTCGGATCTGGGCCTGCGCGCTTCCGCCGTCCGCTCATTTATTCGCCTCCAGTTCATTGAGCGCCAGATTGATGAGCAGGCAGCCATAGCTGAGCGTTGTACACGTTTCGCGGTGAGGACACTCCCTACAGGCTTTCGTCCCCTTGACGGTATATTTCAGCGTGGTCAGCCCGTCACGGATTTTCGCCCGCTTCCGCTTTTCCTCCGCCTGCTGCTTCGCAGTGGGCTTAAATTTTGCACTGTTGTCGTAAAAGGGGCAGTCCGCGCGGCGTGGGAAGCTCGTGTCTGCCAGTGCCGCGCATCTCCCGTTGCAGTCTAACGCCTTGCAGCGCGGATGCTCCCAGTTGCATTTTCGCTTGTCCATTTTCTTCCTCCTTCCGGCGTCGCCGTCCTTAGATCACGTTGTTGTCAATCCACTCATACCGTTGCTCAAAGGGGACATAGCTATCACCACACACTCGCTTGAGTGCCTCGTCAAATTTGCTCCGTACATATCCGATCTCGGACGTTTTGTCCCCGGGCTTCGGGGCAGCGGTGACTTCCCACCATTTCTCCAACTCGGCGTTGAGCGCTCGATTAAACCGTTCCAGCCGCTCCTGGCCAAAACCAAACTCACTGTTGAGCACCAACAGGGCACAATCACCGATATAGTTTACCATCGTGTCCTGCATGGCCTGTTTTTCTATGAGCTTGTACTTCAGCGCCATTTCCTTCGGGTTGTCGCAAAACCGCCTTTTCCGCTTTGCCATCAGATCACCCCTCTCGCCTTATACTGCCCATAGCTCACTCCCAACTCCGCCGCCCTAGCAGCGTCCAGAGACAGCGGACTGAGCGTCCTGTACCGCTGGTATGTACGCTCTACGCCGCAGGTACGGGCATGGCCGGTCTCCTGGAGGCAGGTGCAGTACATCGTTGGGCTTTTCTGGCCGTCCATGTGCTGCCAGTGGGGGCAGGCCTTGCACGGGTTTGCGGCTCGTGTTGCTACAGACCTTGGCGGTTTCTTTTTTGCCGGCTTCTTCGGCTTCACGGGGTTTGCGCAGTGCCGTTTGCGCCGTTCTTCCGCCTGTTCTTGTCGGACTTCGTCCCGCCGGGCATCCAGTTCTTCCGGAGCGGCGTGCACGAGCCACTCCAACCGGGCTTTGTATGCGTCTGACGGCCTGATTTGGTTGTGTTCCCACTTGCTCACAGCGTTTTGCGTCGTGCCGACCAACTGGGCAAGCTGGTACTGCGACATCTGCTTCTGCGCCCGGAATGCTTTAATCTCCGCTCCCGTCATGTCTCATCCTCCTCTGGTGGTGTCGCCGTCCTGACCCACAAGGGCAGCAGCCCAGGCGTGTGCCCCATCAAGATCAGACGCTCGTAGTAGGCGCAGTGCGCCATCCGCCCCCACTGCTGGGCGATCCCGTGCCTGCACACCGCGCGGTGCAGGCAGGTGTCGCATAGGTTACGCTTTGTCATCGTCATGCCCCCTCAGTATCCGCAAACACTCCTGATAGCCTTCGATCTTCCCGGTCGCCAGATTCAATTCGCTCTCCGTCTCCAGCAGGATGTCTTTGGTCGCTTCCAGGTTTGCTTTTAGTATTTCGTTCTCTCGGTCGAGATGCTTCACATTCGCTTTCAAAATGTCGCAGCGCCGTTTCAGTTCTGCATAGTTCATTCATCCCACCTCCCTCACTCTGATCCCGTACCGGTACAGCATCAGCTTGCGCTTGATGACGTACTTGGCATAGCCAGCGGACGCGGGATCCCGGTAGCCTTTCACGTCTTCCACGACGGTCTCCCCGTCCTGGGTGTAGACAAAATCGGCGATGTAATGCAGCGGCCGTTCTACACACTTCCCGTCCATGCGTTGGCTGGGCAGCAGCTCGTACTTGACCTGCCGCCGCAGCTCGCTGATTTTCCCCGCCCGCTGCAAGATCATCAGCTCCTGATAACGCCGATACTCCCGCCGAGAGTCGAAGCTCCCGTGCGGTGTCACGACCTTCTGGTTTCGGTATTTGCTCGTCACGCGTTTCAAAACATCGACCCCTGTTCCGGATAGCTTTCCGGCTTTCTGATGGTTAAAACCGGATGCATGCGCATCAACTGCTTTGCTCTGTCGCTCGTTATATCTGCCATGTACCACTTCGGCGCCTCCGGCGGAGTGGGCAGGTAATACTCTTCCGGCAGGTCAACTCCTGCCTCGGCACAAAGCTCTTCCAGCCGCCGTTTGCCGTAGATGATATTGTTCCGCGTCAGGTTCATGTTGGCCCCATCCGGCCAACTTGGGTCGCTGCATCCGTATTCCCGCATATAGCACCAGTGCGCGATTCCGCGCCTGATTTCGTTTGCTTCTGCGCTAATCTGCTCCTGGAGCGTTTTCGACCGCTTACCCATGGAGCGTCCCCCCCATCAGCTCCCGTGCGAAATTCAGCACCCGATTCATTTTCTGCTCTCCCCGCTGGATATTCCGGCAAATGGTGGACACGTTGATGTGCAGGCTCTGGCTGATCTGCTCATAGGTATATCCTTGCACGAAGTACAGTTCCAGGCACTCCGCCTCCCGATAGGTCACGTCCTGGCGCATCGCCCG